CAGAGATGGGGGGTGGTGAGTCAGCCGGTCCTCCTGAAGAAGAACCTCCGATGTAAATCTCAGCAATAATCTAAAATAAAAGAAATAACACTACGTATATAAATTAGGACATAACCATGCTATTAGAAAATAGAAATAAGAATCTTACCAATCTGCACAAAGCTGCGGATTACTTAAGCCGATCACTACGGGAAAACTTTAAAGTATTCACAGTAAACTCTCTAGAGGGGAAAGTTCAATTCCTTTCAGAAAATGAGAATCTAATTCTCTGTGACTACTCAGTTAAAGACTCTACAGTCACACTAGAAAATCTAACTACTGATACTGTTGATAATCACCTTTCAACTGAGAGAATAGATAATATCGTAGCTGAAGGTATATCAGATTTTGTAGGAGATCTACGTGAAAGTAAATTTGACAAAGCTGATACTTCATTTACGGACGTATTAAGCCTGTTTGAAAGCCGAAATGATCTGGATTCTCTTCGTTATAAGTTAGAAAAACACTCTAACTCCTTTAACAAGAATACAGAGATTGTAGGTTCTGGAGAATTCCGTAAACTTGTGGAAGCTAAAGAAGCATTTAAAATGTTTATATCGGAGAATCGTGATGTTCTTATGGATAATAAAGATTTGAAAGATAGTGTAGGTATTGTAAATGCAATGTCAAATGTGTTGGGTTCTGATATAAGACTAACTCTTGAAAATGTTAATAATACAAAGAAATTAGAAATTGACCTAAAAGAAGGTAATAATCTTTATGAGATGGTATGTAAGCAAGAACTTATGCGCCAAGAGTTAATCGAATCTAAAGAAAACTTCTCGGGTGCTTGGGCTACTAACCAAGCTATCCAAGAACTAGCCTCATGTATTTTCTCAGATGATAAAGCTCTAATAGAGTCTATGGAGAAGGTAATCGAGGATGTACCTTACTTCAGTTTTGCAACCAAGTCAGATTTAAATGAGACTCTAACCTCTATCTATGAAGTAAATTCAACAGATACTATTTTAAAGAAAGATATTAAAAACTTCGTATCTAAGATTTACGAAACTAAGAAGCCTGTAAAGGAAGAACTTATTAACCTCCTCAGCGAGAAATATGGTGTAAATGTAACTAACCTAAAGTTTGTACCTACATTCAGTAATCTTTCAAAAACTCACTCAGTGTTTTTTGAAGTACTTTCAATGTGTATGGAAGAAGGTATTTTACAAGACGTCTCTAAAGACTTTTCCAAGTATGTAAGTAATAAAGGTGGGGTAGAGGTTCTTGAAGTTAATGATCTAATACGAGAATGTGTAGAAGTTGAAGGTGAAAACCTAAACGAGAATGCTATCCTTGTAAATTACATTGACGTACCAAGACTTACCCAGGATTTATCTCAAGTAATCGACGTTCTAGGAACTCTTACGGGAGCTTCTGAGATGGGTATGGGTGAAGAGATGCCAGGTGAAGAAATGCCTGAAGAGGAGATGCCAGGCGAAGAGATGGAGGGCGAAGAGATGCCAGGAGAGGAAATGCCGGGTGAGGAGATGCCAGGTGAAGAAATGCCTGAGGAAGAACTCGAAGGCGAAGAGCTGGAAGGTGAAGTTCCTGAAGAGGGTGAAGTTCCTGAAGAGGAAGTTGAAGCTCCTATGGCAGGAGAGGAAGGCGAAGAGCTTGCAGCCGATCCTGAGGTAGAAGGTGAAGTTGTAGGGGATGATACTGATTCTTCAGTAGGTCTCGCTAGCGATAACGGTAACCTAGGTTCTATTATGTCGGATCTTGAAAGCATTATCAGCGCCTTAGGTGGTGGTAGAGAAGAGGAGGAAGAGGAAGCTCTCCCTGATGACCAATACGGTGCCTAATCTGCTAAATAACCTTGCTTTAGCCAACGTCTAAATAATCGTTGATGTCTGTTTTGCATAGTAAGTAAATCCAGTATAATACCTTCAATCGATTCCAAAGAGTCTTCTGATATTTCAGAAGGCTCTTTATCTTTTAGTAGTTCAAGTCTTTCAATGATAATATGGAGTGATTCCTTATCGGTGTCAGATAGACTGTTTACTTTAGTTTCTTTATTTTTTCTTGATTCCATGAAATTCTATATTAAATTCGAGAGATTTATAAGCATCTACTCTTAGCTTTGAGTGTTTCCCTAAATAGGGAGCCTTATCTATAAAATCATAAATGTATACTTGAGTTTTATTATCGTGTTTACGTAAAGTTCTACCTAAGGCTTGAACAGTTGCGATTTCCGATTTCAATCCTCTTGCATTTATAAGGTGAGTTAATTCTGGAACATCTATACCCGTCTGAAATATTATAGTTCCAATTATAACAGAAGGACCGTCTTTCTCAAGAAACTTTTGTAAAGTTTTATCACGATCATCTAAGCTATCCTTCCCTTCTAGTTGGTATGACCCAGGAATATTATCTTTAAAATATTTTGCATGGGCAAGATTTTTAGTAAGAATTAAGATTCTAGCGTTAGAATCTGTAATCTTAGTAACTAAATTGGTAATAAGTTCATTTCTATAATCATAATCTACAATAAACTCCTCATAAATTTCCTGGTATGTTTTTCCTGTAGTTTCACTATCTTCAATATCTGGTAATTCGATTAGTTGGATAGATGGGAGGGTTAAATATCCGTCTTCTACTAAGTCTTTAGCAGTTACATATTCAATCTGCTTTCCTAGAAAGGAGGTAAGGGTTAACTGGGAATGTCTATCTTTTGGAGGAGTAGCAGAAAGACCAATTCTGTAAGTGGCTGCGGGGAATGAACTTAGAACCTTCTTGGCTACTTTACCTTTGGCAAATTCATGAATCTCGTCAAACATGATAAATTCAGAAGTCTTTAAATGAGTATCAATAACTTTATCAATAGACTGGATAGTTACTAATGTAAGAGGTTTGATGTCTACCCCATCCCCAAAAGCTACTCCGTGCTCAATTCCGCATTTAGTAAGAAAATCAGAAGTTTGTTTTAAAAGTTGTTTTTTGTTGAAGAATAAAAGACCGGTTTTACCTTCAAGAGCTTTTAAGATAGCAGCGATGATTATAGTCTTACCAGACCCTGTAGGAGCCTTAATAATACAGGATTTCAACTTTAAAGCCTCTTGTATTAAATTCTCTTGATAATCCCTGGGAGTATACCCCTCTAGTTTAGTATCTCCAATTGTAATATCAGGTCGGCTGTCAATAAGCTTGTAATTATACTCCAAATAATCTAAATCTTCCAAGATGCTATATAACAAGCCGGTTCCGAATTTACCAGTCTTAGGGTTAAAATAGTAAGTATAACCATCCCAATGACCACGTTTATAGGAAGAGGCATATTCAGCTCCAGGGGCTTTGGATCTGTATTTCTTACCTAAAGCCTTTAACAGTTTAGTGTTAGTAGTTTTTAAGATAGAATAAGTATTCGAAATAAATATTTCCATATTTTTTTAATTTATCTATTATAGGACAAAAGCACTAAAAACTTTTTAATATTATGACCGAAAATAAATCAATTATAGATCTTGCTATGGCAGGAAAAAGAGGAGGCGAAGCACCGACTTCAGTTCCTACATCCGCTAGACCTCCGAAAGAATCAAATACTGAGCACCACGACGTATTAAAGAAATTACTAGAAAAGGTAGAGAGTAAAATTGCCTGGGCTCCTTTAGAGCTACCTTCTAGGGGGGTATTCTCCGCCTCACACGCTGAATCAATACAGATTAGACCTTTTACGTTTGAAGACGAAAAGATTTTAAGAAGTATTAATAAATTAGCTGATGCTGATAGAGTTATTGTAGAGTTAATCAAAAGATGTACTAAAGGATTAGAATACGATGGTCTGCCTCTAGTTGATAAGAATTATATCTTGTATAAACTACGGGAGATATCTTATGGAGATTCCTATAAGATCGAAGTCCCATGTCCTGAGTGTTCAACGCCTAATGAGCTAATTGTAAATCTTAGCCAACTTCCTGTTAATTTTGCAGACAGGTCCGTGGAACGTAAATACGAGATTACTCTCCCAGACTCTGAGGTTACGGTTAAATACAGAGTACCTACCACTCTAGATGAGAAGTATCTCCAATCTCCTGCAGCCATGATGGATAATCTGTGGAAATTGTTAGTCTCTATTGATGGTCATACAGAGCGTATAATTGTACAAGGGTTCGTGTCTAAAACTACTGCAAAGGATATTTCCCATATTAGAAATGCTATCCTGGATGATGATTTAGGTATTCAAACTAAGGTAGGCTTTATATGTAACAGCTGTTCTTCGGATTCCAGGGTTGACCTCCCTATTAACGAAAGTTTTTTCAACGTGAATTAGCAGAAGTGCTAACTAGGGATTATCATATTGATGAGTCCTATCTCTTAGTTCACCAATGTGGGTTTAGCTATTCTGATGTCCTCCAAATGACATCTATTGAAAGAAGTGCGTATATATCCAAAAGGGTAGAAGAAGCTGACAGAGAAAATGCAGAATACGAAAAGTCGACGTCTAAATAATATAGACCCATGGCAAAATTCAATAACATTTCTGTAACCCCAAGATTCAATCGTCCTAGTACTGTAGGTAAGACCTTACTAGAGTTTAATTATATAAAAGGAGGGGATTACGTAGACCCTGGCTTAATAGTAAGTGTCCATATTTTTAAGGATATAAACAATGGATCCGCTGATAATTGGCTAGACCTACACTCAGGTGGCTCTAATTATGGCTTAGTCGATCCAGAGCACAACGATGACATCGTCGCATATTTTTCAGACAATGGAGACGAAGACGCATACCAGAGTGGTGGCAGTTCAATATATAAATATGGAACCGGTAAATTCGCCGTTGTACTCGAGGAGGGTATGGATTGGTCTCTACCAGGAGGACTCGTATATGGAACTTATACTAATGCAGTAACAGGTAAATACTGGGATATTTGGACAGTTCAGGATAATATTGCCGACGGTAATTTAGTTACATATATTCACAGCTTTGAGTTATTTGAAGATTCTATTATTACCTTAACAGAACCTTTAATGGTTACTACGCGACAGAAGTTGGTTCAGAAGTACGTAAATAAAAATTCTAAAATAGATCTCCATATTACATCTGAGCATACTGTAAACAATACTAATATAACATCAAGTATAAAGAATATATTTAATTCTACAATCTTAAATAACGCTGCGATCAGAATTATTAAGCTAAAAGATGATACATCTTCAGGAGCTTCATATGAAGAGATAGTTCCATGGACCTCTGATGGAGTAAATGTAAACTCAGATGATACTATTATTTATAATTGGAACACCGAGGCTAGGGAAATAGGTATGTATGAACTACAGGTAAGTTCTACTTTCTTAGATCAAAATATCCTAAGTGATAAGTTTAATTTAGTAGTGCGCTAAGCTCGTAGTTAAAATCCATCTTTGTTACGGTTTCGGATATCCAAGCTTTAACCTCTACTGGAGCAGCTTCAATTATAAACTCATTCCAATCCTTAAATTGGCGAGGAGGTCTTACAGTATAAGGCTCTGGAAGATTCTTAGATTTTATCAGCCTGCGAGCGGATCTAATACCGTAATCCCCAGCTTGGTCGTTATCATAAGCTAGAATCATCTTCTTACCTGAGAGCTCTTTTAGTTGAATCTGAGAGAAGATTGAACCTTGGGTACTGGTTGCGTTAATACCGATATTCTGAAGGCTGAGAGCGTCTATAGGACCCTCTGTGACTAAGATATAAGGTTCGTCCTTATTAAAGGGATAAAGTATCTCAGAAGCCCTAACTCCGTACTCCTGAAAAGAAGGATTTAAATATTTCATGCCGAATCCCGTTAACTGTCGAGCTTGAAAGTAGAATACCCCGTGGTCATCCTCAAAAGGAATTATAACACGATTTACATACTTACCCTTAACTCCTACGTAAAGCTTATAAGGGTCTAATCTTCGAGTTACAGCAAATCTATACGCTAGACGCTCTGTAAGGTTATCAGATACAACACTAGCCTTTGTTATCTTTTTAAAATTTTCTAATTCATCCTGGATAGACTTACCTGAACTTAAAGTTTCCTGCTGCTTACGTAAATGGTTAGTAACTTCGAATAATCTCTCAGGAGTATCAAATAGCTTCCTCTGGATAAGTACAGAAGCTTCTGAATAAGAGATACCTTCTACCGCTGATACAAGATGTATAAAATTACCCTTCTCTTTGGTTTTAAAGCATTGCCATAGACCGGTATCTGCATTAATAGACATGTGACGCTTAAAATCATCGCAAAATAGGCTATTAACCACGAATTCCGCGTTTGTCTCACTATAATCAGTGAACTTTTCGCGTAAATAGTCTTTAATAATGTTAGAGGATATATCCATGTTTATAAATAAAATTTCACCAAGTAAGCTTAAAACGTATAACGAATGTAAGAAGAAGTACCAGTTCAAGTATGTGGACTACCTAAAAGGTATTTACAATGATAACTCGAACACGGACGCTTTGCAGTACGGGTCTTATGTTCATAAGATTTTCGAACTAGGAACAGAGCTAGAAACTATAGAAGAGCTACAAGCGCTCGCAGGAGAGCTTAGAGACAATTATACCTTCTCCTCTATTAAAGAGAAGAACCTTCAACTTATATTAGAAAATTTCTTTGAATTCAATAAAAAGCTAGAAGAGACTATAAGTAATGAAATGGTTTTTGAATTAGATATTACTGATGATTTCAAGATTAACGGTATTATTGACCGTGTAATTAAAGGAAAATCCGGAAGTTACCTAGTAGTGGATTATAAGACCTCTAGACGTCCAACTCCTAAGCATGAGTTATTTTCAGACCCTCAAATGCTAATGTATGCTTTTGCGGTATCGAAACTTATGAACGTTCCCGTTGAGAAGGTATCAGTAGCTCACTATTACCCGCACCTTGATAAGTTAGTCTCAGTTAAGTTTGGACGTACTCAAATGTCTGTATTTCTCAGAGGGTTAAAGGAGAAGATTTGGGAGATACGTAAAAAGAAGAAGGTTCAGCTAAACCCTAATTTAAATCAGTTTTGTAACTGGTGCCAGCATAAAGACTTATGTCCAGAATTTGGTGGAACTCCTGAAATGCTGGAAGAGGCTAAAAAGTGTGAGAAGGCTAAAAGGACTGCTAACCAAGTAACTGAATCTAAATTCGACAATCCTAATAAATTTAATATTTAATAGACTATAGGTCTGTATAGATTTATATCAATCTCTTCGAAAAAACACATAACTTCAGAAATGTTGTATTTGTGTTTTTTTGTATATAAGGATATAAGTGAACTTTTCTTAACTGGCTTCTCATCTTTTAGAGCTTTCAAGACTCTCTCCTGGAAGATTGAAACAAAGTGGCTTGAGAAGCGATGTCTCCATTTTTCTTTAAACTCTAAGGATAAAGCATAGTCCACCTGTTCAAGGAACTCCTTTATTTCTATACTATCTAAGTTAGAACTCATTATTATCTATTTTAAGTTTTTCTACGTTTTGAAGTTTTTCAATTCAAAGTAAATTACAATTTAATTAAAGTCGATCCAATGTCAAAAAATAAAGAAAGATTAAGAGAAATTTCTGAAACTCGAGAAGAGATGTTTCAGTTGAACAAACTTGAAACCCTAGTGGGTAATTTATATAGATTTCATTATACCTCTGAAACCGCTAATGATCCTGATCCTACTATTTTAGTAGTCTACAGATCCGGAGGAGGTAGGTTATTTACACTTATCGAC